GAAGGCTCGCGCCGGTCTCGCCTCCTTGGCGAGCCGAGCGTCGAGCGTTCAGACGGAGCGGGCCGACCCCTTCCAGCGTTCCGGCCGTTCGGGCATCCTGAAGGACGCGATCGAGTTCCGTCAGACGGTCGCATTCTGGTACTCGAACGAGGACACGCCGAGGACCGGCCGGCGCATCGGCAACCCCCACGCGATCGTCCAGCGCGGTCGGCGCCGGTATCTGATTATGTGGACACTCCCGGGCTCGGCGTCGGCGACGCGCCGGCTCCCGGGCTGGCGAACGTTCATCCTTGAGCGGATCAAGTCGCCGAAGATTCAAGTCAACCGGGTGCGGATCGGGGGGCGTCTACAGCGCTTCACGCCCGCCCCGGGCTTCTCGCGGTTCCGAGAGGGCCGCTTCCTCGCTCGCATTTAGGAGGTTCAAATGAGCGATCATCAGTCAATTGCAGAGGCGGTACTCGCCGAGGTCAACGCCAGCGCCGAGAGCGCGCCGGCCGTCGAGGAGGCGCCGGCCGTCGAGGCGGCGCCGGTCGAGGCCGTCGACGACCAGGCCGACGGGGGCGACGTCGAGCTCGAGGAGGCCGACGGGTCGCGCCGGCGCTTGTCCTGGTCGGAGGCGATGGAGCGGGTACCCCCGGACATCCGTCGCCTGATGCGGGACATGCAGGCCGACTACACGCGCAAGACTCAAGAGGTCGCCGAGCAGCGCCGCGAGGTCCTCCGCGAGCGTCAAGCGCTGCTCAAGGGCAAGGCCGCGCTCGCCGAGGACCGCGAGCTTCCCGAGTACGACCCCTTCGACGAGACCACGATTCAAGCGCGCATCGAGCGCGAGGTCGCGCGCCGGCTCCGCGAGGTCCTCGACCCGATGGAGAGCGAATATCAGGCGATGCAGGCCGAGGACGCCTATCAGACCTTTCTCGTCGAGAACCCCGACTTTAAGACCGACCAGGCGCTCCGCGACCAGGTTCAGGCGATGCTCGAGGCAAACGAGAACCTCGACCTTGAGACCGCCTATTGGGCCGCGAAGGGGCGACGAGCGCGCGAGGCCGCGGCGACCGAGCGCGAGTCGGCGTCGGCGCGTCGGCGAGCTGCTCGCGAGGCCGCGATGACCGGAACCGGAGCGCCCCGTCGCGCCGGCGCTGCGGTCCGTCGTCCGCAGCGCGCGGAGCTGAAGAACATGAGCGCCGCTGACATCCTGAAGCTCGCGGAGAGCATGAACCGACAAAGCTAAGGCTTTGCATAATCATGCGCGGGCCGGTATGGTTCATCCAACCGGAGCACCCTCCCGAGGACTCCGCGCGCTCTCGGCACTCCGTCAGTCGGAATACGCCTCCTGCTACGCCAACTCAAACCGTAACCGACAGACGGAGAGCCCCCTATCATGGCCACTCAGTCCATTCTGTCGACCACGCTGCAGCTCCTTCGAGACAAGCTGGTCGACAACTCCTACCTCGCCCATCCCCTCTTCCGCGCCGTCGAGGAGCACGGGAACCTCATCAAGGTCTCCGGCGGTCTCCGCGTCGAGCAGCCGGTGATCTTCGGCGATCACTCCTCGATCACCGAGCTGACGAACGGCTTCGAGCCCGTCAGCATGGCCGTCACCGACCCCTTCCAGAGCGCCAAGTTCGAGTACGCGAACTTCACTCAGCCGATCGTCCTGTCGGCCGTTGAGAAGGCCGCGAACAAGGGCGACCTCGCCGTCGTGAACATCCTCGAGAGCAAGATGAAAAACGTCATGCTCTCCCTGAAGAAGGAAGTCTCGAAGCAGGTCATCAAGGGCGACTCCTCCGTCCTCGGCTCCCTCGAGACCCTGAACGGCATGGGCACCAGCGCCGTCGCCGTCGACACGACCGGCTGGTTCCAGAGCGCCGCCTTCGGCTCCCAGGCGACCAACACGGTCGGCGGGCTGTCCAAGTCCACCTACCAGGCGCAGAACTGGCAGAACCAGATCTTCAACTCGTCGGGCACCCTCGCCCTCAACCACATCGACGAGCTGATGATCAACTGCCAGATCTACCACCCCGCGGGCACCTTCCCCGACATCCTCCTCATGTCCCCGGCGATGTACGCGACCTTCATGGGCCTTCAGCAGTCCTCGGTGCAGTACATCAGCGCCGGCGACCGCGAGACCCTGGACAAGGACATGGTCGGCATGTGGCGGGGCGCTCGGATCTACGTCGAGCCCAACCTCGGCTTCGCCAACGCGGCCGGCGATGTCGTCTCCGCGTACGCCCTGAGCTCCGACATGTTCCAGCTCTACGCGGACACCGACGGCTTCTTCACTGTCTCCGACATGCTCCCGGTCCCCGGGACCGCGACCGAGGCCGCTATGGTCTTCAACCGGATGCAGCTCGTCACCGGGCACCTCGCCTCGCACGGCGTCATCATCAACGCGGAGAGCTAAGAAAATGGCGACCTCTACCCTGATTCAGTTCCTCGCGTCCGGCGAGCTGGGTGACACCAGCAACCGCCGCCAGGTCGAGACCTTCATCGCGAACGGCGCGATCGCCGCGGGCGATTGGGTCCAGCTCGACACCGCCGCGAGCGGCGCGGACCGCTGCCTCTACGTCATCGAGGCGACCGCCGCCTTCGCGACCGGTAACCCGCTCGTCGTGGGCGTCGCCCTCGCCGGCGCCGTCACCGGCGAGAACGTCCGCGTCGTCGTCGCCGGCTACGCCGAGGGCGCGTCCGTCGCGAACGCCGTCAACGCCGCCGGCATCGCGCTCGTCGTCGACAACACCGCCGCTGGTCAGGCCGTCGCGATCGCCGCGGCCGACGTCGCGCCGGCGTGCGGCGTCGCGCTCGAGGCGGCCGCCGCCAACCGCGCCGACGTCTGGGTCCTGAAGAACTTCTGATCTTCTGGGCTACTCGCCGACCAGGTCCTGAACCTTCTGACCAGGTCGGCGGGTAGTCCTTCGAGGAGGTAAGCGTGAATCTTGGCGAGCTCGTCGCGTTCTGCGGGAACCTCCTCGACTACGACCCTGTCAACGACACCTACCGCGAGCAGCTCGTCGATCTGCTGAACGACGTTCAGGCTCGCATCCTGACGGATCGTCACTGGTCATTCGCTCAGATCGACCGTCAAGTTCAGGCGTACACCGACAAGACGATCGCGGTTGGTATGACGCTGAACAGCCCCGACGTCACCTCGGCGGGACTGTTCGACTACTCGACGAGCGTCATCAAGCCGGGCTCGTCGCTCGAGCTTGGCGAGCTCGAAGTCACCCTCGCGAGCGGCGAGGTTCAGAAGTACCGGGTCTCGTGGGTCGAGAGCGCGAGCCTCCTCCACCTTGACCGGAACTTCGAAGGGCCGACCGGCCCCTACACGGCGACGATCCGTCAACGCGACGTGTTCCTCCCGGTCGACACGGCCGCGGTAATGAACGTCGGCGACCCGACGACGGGCATCCCAACGAAGGCGATTTACCTCTCTCGATGGGAACGCGACGATACCAACCTCGACCCGTCGCTCCTCGGGACGATCGAGGCCTACCTTCCCGGCGAGGGGCTACAGGTTCCGGCGCCGCGGACCTCGACCGGCGTCGCGACCGTCGCCGGCGTCGGTCAAGGCGTGCGGACGATCAACGTCTACCAGGTCAACGTCCGCGCCCCGATCGGGCCGAGCTACGACGACTACAGGAAGGACGCCTCTCAGGGTCTGGAGAGCGCGCTCTCGAAGGTCGCGACGTACTCCCTGACAGCGCTGCAGACCCTCGAGTTCACGCCCGAGACCCTCGACGACCGGCCGGGCCTGTATCGCCGCTATTACTTCACCTGTCCCGAGGCCGGGCTCCTCGCGCCGGTTCGGATCGCCGACGCTGCATCGAGTCAGGACACGGTCTCGCCGGCCGGGGGCGTCACCCTCGCGCCGGACCTGTCGCTCGCGACCCTCCAAACGCAGGCGTTCGCCGAGCGCGCGCTCCGCTACCGTGGGGGCGGTCTCTACCGCTCCATCGAGCTCTACCCCCACCCGAGCGCGGACCAGCTCGTCAACGTGCGGACGTTGATCTCGCCGCAGCGCATGTACGAGGACCAGGACGCGCCGCTCGTCCCCTCGGCCTATGCGCAGGTCATCGCATACGCAGCGCTTGAGAGCCTGACGTTGAAGGTCGACAACCCGGCGCTCTCGGCCGTGTACGAGCGCAAGAAGGATCTCCTCTTTCGCTCGATGGAGCAGCGATACCTTGAGGCCGTCCCCCGACGCCTGATCAAGGGCATGCCGACGGCCGGCTATCGCTACATCAGGAACCCGTTCGGCCCCCTGACGTTCACCCCATGAAGGGCGAGGTCTACCAGGTCGCGCTTGCCGGGGGGCTTGAGACCCGGCTACCGCAAGCACCCGAAAGCGCCGGCCGCGCGGAGAACCTTCGCGTCGACCGGAGGACCGGAGGGTGGTCGACGCGGGTCGGCTATGAACCCTACATGCTCGCGGCGATCGACGGGGGGTCCTGGCTTCCGTACACAAGCGCGAACCTCGCCGCGATTGACCTCGGTCCGGTCTACTCGCTGCACGTCGCGCAGATGCTCGGCGGCGGTGGACGTCAACACACGCTCTTTGAAGCCGACGGGTCGCTCTACCTCCAGTATGAAGCGGCCGGCGCTCCGAGCGGCCTCCTCGAGCTCGCGAGCGGGCGCATCGTCCCGACGCCGACGCAGGCCGCAAGCTGGTACACGGACACCCCCTATGGAACCGTCATCACGAACGGGGTGAACCGACCGATCATCGTCAACCCTTGGCCCCTCGATGACTTCACGAACGCAGTCACCGCGGTAACGACCGACACGACGATCACGCGCCCCCTCGGCTACCTCGCGCCGCCGACGGCGATCCGTCCGCACCGGACCCGGGCTGTCGAGTCGACCGCGTCGCCCCCGATCACTCCCGACCCCCCGGGCTCCGACGCTACAACAATCTGGATGCCCTCTCAGGCGCGCGCGATCTCCGACGGGGGCCGATGGGGTCTCGGTCTACAGGACAACAGCACAGGAACCGACTACGGCGCTGAGAGTAAGTTCGGATGGGCTGTCAGCTTCATC